GGCGCGGGTCGCCCCGCCAGTCCGCGCGACACGCCGCCGTGCGATTGGCCATAAACCCGGCAATTCCACCCGGAAACGGCAGGGTCCCCGCCTCGATTTCTTCCTCCAGCCAGGCCTCAAAGATCGGCTGGCAGAACGGCGCCATGATGTTGCGACGCCGGGCTTTCGTGATGGCAAAGATCTCCGTAGTCGCCGCCTGCAGCGAGGAATAGGTGGCCCCAACATTGTCGCCGGTCGCACTTTCATAGGTCAGCCCCAGGCACCGCGCGAGTTCGCGCAGCAGATGCATCGCAAAGGCGGCATAATCCGACGATGGATGGTTTGAGGTATGGAACTTCAGCTCCTGTCCCGGAAACAGATGCGCCAGGCGGCCATTGATCCCCACATCCAGCGTGCTGCCGTCGTAATAGCCCGCCACCATTTCGATATAGGCTTCCATCGGCGAGATGCCTTGCGCCAGCATCTGCGCCTGTTCTTGTGGCGTCAGCAGTCCCTGCAACACCTGTTCCGTCGGCTCGTCGGACGTGATCGTCACCGCAAACAGCGTCTGCACGATCGCCGCCATCAGCGTGGCATCCGCCAGCTGGTCAAACTGCCGCGCCACCTGCAGTGCCGGAACCAGAGGCGAGATGCCTCGATGTGTGCCCGGCGCGCCTTCAAAGATATGAATGACGCGCGGCCGCCCTGCCCTGTCCCGCGCGCGCACATCATATTCCACATCGTGCTTGAAGAGATCCTTGCGGATCGCACGGTAGCCCACGGGCATGCCATCGGCATCGGTATAAACACCGTTGATCAGCCGCTTCATGCTTTCGGTCTTGCGCGACAGACGCTGCGGCGGCAGCAGTCGCACCTTGGTGCCATAACGGTTCCACGGCCGTTTGCGCCAGGGCAGTTCCGCGAGGATTTCGCCCGTCACAAGCCACGATCGAAACGCCGCCGCCTGCATCTGACCAAAGGTGCGCAAACCCTGAATGTCGCACTCCTGCGCGCTGCGCGCCCAGAGCTCGAACCGGCGCTCCACCGTTTTCGCCCAGTCAGATGCCTCACCTGGCGTCATGCCGAAGGTTTCATTTTCCGGCAGCGCCTTCAGCTGCAGACCGGTGCCCACGGTATTGGCGACGCATTGCTCCATGGCCCCGGCCAGCCAGCCGCTGTTGTGCAAGAGGTCACCCACCCGCGCGGCCGCATCGTCCCAGGCCTCGCCAATATCATCCTGGGCCTCCCGCAGCGCCGGTTTCCAGCCAGCAAAAGTGACACCGCGCCCGCCGCGCATGTATTTGCCCGAGGGCTTGGGGAGGGTCATCTCCTCGGACCCCACTGTCGGAGGCAGCGCCTCGGCCAGTAGATCTTTGAGCTTTGAGATCACGGACATGTTCGTTACCTGTTCAACCGGCTGCCTTGGCGTGCAAATCGCCCGCGCAGCGCGCCGCTGCCGCCACGGATCTGGGAGGAGCGTGATGTCGGCAGCGGCGCCCCGTCTGGGTCCGGCTCCGGTGCGACAACCTTTGACGGGTCATGGCCATCTGGCACCGCCATCTCGATGGAGGTCTTTCGCTCCACGCCTTCCGGGATCCGCTGGACGTTCAGCGTGTAGCCGATGGCAGCGCAGAGTGCCTCACAGTCCAGAAAGTGGTTGTTGCGCGAACGTTTGACCCAGACCGGCTTGCCCTGCACCACAATGCGCGCCTCCGAGGTCAGCTGCTTGCAGTAATCCTCCGACACCGCCTCATGAACATGAAACGCCCCCGGCTGATCGGCGGGCGTGCGGATGCGAGACATCACCAGCGATTTGAAGAAATCCGTCGACAGCGTCACAAGATCGATCGAATAAAGCGCGCGTTTGCCGTCCGGCTTCACCTCGATCTTGGACACCCTGTAGGGCGGGTTTTGCTGATCCCGGCCCTTGGTGGGCGAGCACAGCCAGCTATAGCGTCGGCAGAACTCATAGACCTTGTGCTCGTTGCCCAGTTCCGGCTTGTCGGGCCGAAACCCTGAATCCACAAACACCTTCTCGATCTGCATGCCGCCCACCGGTGTCAGCATCAGGTCCGCCAGCGCCGACCAGACATCATCATCCTCCGTGGGTCCGTAAAGCTGGCCAAACTCCACCAGCCAGGACGTACCGCGCGCGCCAAAGGCCCGGATCACATAGACCAGGCTGAACTTTTGGACGTCCACGCCCATGACGAGACGCAGCCCGCCTGCGGGAACATCGCCCGGCCGGTACGGCTGGCGGCGCTCCATGATTTCCTGCCAGTCCGGCACATCGCCCGAAGCGGTCATGGCGTAGCATTCGCCAAAGCCCGCGTTCATCGCGGTCTGGATCCGGCCGTGGTCGCCCGATTGCAGCGCCGTCAGATATGTCTCCGCCCGCTGGCCCCAAGTGACGAAGGGCGAGCACAGCCCCGAGGTCCACATCGACAGCGTCGAGCTGTCTGCGGGTGCGCCAGTGACATGCGGCGCGTCGTCCTTCAGCGTTACCGTTTGTCCAGGTGCCACCATCGTCCCACGGACGTTCATCCAAACCTTGTCAGCCTCGCCGTGCTGGCCCCCGCAGCGCGGGCATTCCAGCGTTGCGGCCTGCTTGGCCTGCGACGGTGCGGCGCGCTCGGGCCAGCGCAGTTGCTTGAACCTTGGGATGAAGAAGTCCGAGCAGTGCTTGCAGGGCCAGGCCCAATGGTGCCGCGTGCCCTCCTGCCACAGTTTCCAGATCGGGCTCTCAACATCATCCGGTGCCGAGCGCGCCCAGAACTCCAGACCGCTGCACTCATCCGGTTCGATTTCCACAAGACCTCGCGCCGGTGTGCTGGTGATCGCCGTGACAAAATCCGCATAGGTTTCCCCACGCGCTTCCACCAGGCCCAGAACATCGCCCTGGCCTTTCACATTGGCCATCATCTCGTCGTATTCGTCGATCAGCGCTAGGGCCGCCGGATCGGATTTCAGGGCCGTGGATGAGCCCGCATGGGCAAGGCGCAGCCGCACGCCCGCGACATGCTTGAGCGTCTTCTTCATCCGGCGGCCGCGCACCACCTTGTTTGCCAGCGTGTCGGCCTCATCCAAGAGCGCCATCAGCCGCGGTTCGAACTGGTCGGTCAGGAATTCCTTCGTTGGGCCCACATAGAGGATTGGCGCCGGTCGCTGGTCGAGCCGCGCCCCGATGATGTCCAGCATGCTGTCGGTCTTGCCCGACTGTGCCGAGGTCACTGCAACCACCCGGCGATAGCCGCCCCGATGCACGGCCGCAGACCACGGGATCATGTAAGGCGTCAGCCCCGGATCACGTGGGCCGGGAATGCCAGCGGTTTCCGGGTATATTCTGTGTGCGGCCGCCCAAGGCGCCGGGTCACGCTTCTCGCTCGGCCTCCAGATCGCCGCTGCCAGCGACCAGAGCTGCCCCCGCTTTGTCGGCCGCCCCTGCAATACGTTCCAGCGCGCCATCGATCACCTCTTCGAGCGCGCGCCGCGCCTCCATGTTGCGCGTGTAGCGCGCAGCAAGCCCCGCAAGCTCCGCGCGCACCAGCGCCGCCATCTCACCCACCACGGCCTTTGCGTCCTCCATCGGGATCAATTCCCGGCTGCGTTCCTGGATCCTGAGTTCGATCTCGCGCGTGCGCGCTTCCGTGGCCCGGCTTGCCACCGCGGCCTTGTTGTTCTTGGACAGCTGGTCTTCGTAATAGGCCAGCGCCCCACGGATCACGCCCACCAGCGTGTATTCTCCGCGCGTCGCCCGATCCATGTAGCCGGATTTGACAAGGCCCTGGACCCATCGGTCCGAGCGCCCCAGCAGGGCTGCGGCCTGGGAGACAGTGATGGTTTGGCCTCGGGGTTTGCCGTCGGACATGGGTCAGAGCCTCCAGCGTTCGAATAAGCGGCGAAGGACGTATCCACGGGCAAGCGATACAGTTGTAAAGATCAGCCCAAGGCCAAGGTTCTCGACCACATCGACGCGCAGGCCAAACACCGGAAACACTGCGAACTGCGTTGCAACCGCCAACGCGTAGCCCACCACCGTGTTGGTCAAAGCCTCGATCAGCGACCTGCGTCTTGATTGCGCCATGCGGCCCTCTAAAGCCATGTAATTGCTGAGATTATAGTGGATATACTTGGCCTTCAGAGCGAAGATTCCTTGACGCAAACGACGCACCCAAGGACCTCGCCCATGACCATCGCCGAACGTTACAACGAAGCCGCCGCCAAACTCCTGCCGCATATGGCAGCTGACCTCGCAGTCGACCCAAGCATCACCGCCGCAAACGAGATCGACGACATCGTCTTTCGCCGCAGCGAATACCTCGGCGGGATGGCCTGCGCGATCCTCGCCCTGATCGAACAGCAACCCTGAAAGGCCACACCATGACCGCCATCACAACCATCCGCATCGACCACGCTGCCTTGCCCGATCAGTTCGACCACTCCCGCCGTGACGCCGTGGCCGCTGCCATTGAGACCGCATTGCGCGAGGACGGGATCACCGCCGAAGCCTCGGACGTGATCTCACATCTGAAGATCGAACTGCCCACCAGCCAGCTGGCAGCGGCCTGTGCCACGCTGGCTGATTTGCAGCTGATCTGAGGGAGAGCATTATGAGCACACGTGCACAGATCGCTATCCAGACCGGGCCCGAAGAATGGGCCCATGTCTACATACATTACGACGGTTATCCCGCCCACATGCTGCCCGCGCTGGCGCGCTGGACGCCCGACGATATCCTTGCCGCCCGTGAAATCCGACAGGTCACCGCCGAGGCGCTGGACTGTTTCGACCCGCCACGCGCGCCACACATCCTGCCGCGCCCGACGTGCGAGCTATGCCATCTCTATGTCTGGCAGGATGGCGCATGGGTGGACGCGACCGACCACTCCGAATGATCAGAAAGCAATAGTATGGCTCTGATTTTGCTACGTTAATCAGAACCAACGAGCGAATGTGGTGACAGGAAAACCATGCAACTCACCACGGAGACACCACCATGACACGCCTGAACCCGCTCACCACGCCCCGCCACCAGCTGCGCGCCGAGAAGGCGCGTCGCAACAAGGAGGCGGCCTTGAACGCCTTCATCGGCAAGAAAGCCGAGATCGACCAGATGCTCGCCCGCCTGCAAACACTCAGCGCAGACCACTTCAACAGCCATCCCGACGAGATCAACTGGGGCGACGTCGGCACCCTCGAGCATTACGCCAGTCTGCTGAAGCGCATCACCGACAGCGCCTTTGGCGAGGGCGAACACGCCGAGTGAACAAAAGCCTCCCGAACGCAGCCCGCCAACTGGCGGGCTTGGCGTCGTAGAAGGGCGCGCATCCTGCGTTGCCCCGATGACGGAAACGACGCGCATGTTCCTGATCTTTGATGCCAACGGATCCCGGACCCAAATCTGGGCTTCCTGCGAAGACTATGGCCACGGGCCAGTCTGGGAATTCCACGTCCACGGCACCACCCGCTCAGGCGATCCTCGCATCTGCCCTTCGCTTGCGATGGCCTGCGAAATCGCTGGAGCTGACCCCCGGCCGATCCTGAACACCGCACCGTTTCTGTCGCAGGAGAAAGGTAAACCTCCGATGACCCAACTTTCCGACACCCAAGCCCTGATCCTCAGCGCCGCAGCACAACGGCCTGATCACATCGCACTGCCGCTGCCCGAGAGCCTGCGCGGCGGTGCTGCCGCCAAGGTGGTCAGCACTATGATCGCCAAGGGGCTGATCGAAGAGGCCGACGCCGACACGCGCAGGGGCGAGCCCGTCTGGCGCGAGACTGGCAACGGCCACGGCGTCACGCTGATCGCCACGAATGCAGGGCTTGCCGCCATCGGCATTGAGACAGAAAGCACGGCGGCCGAACCAATCGACAAGGCAGCGCCCAAGACGCGCACGCCGCGCGCGGGAACCAAACAAGCCACTCTGATCGCCATGCTGCGCGCGCCGGATGGCGCGACCATCGGCGAGGTCAGTGCGGCCCTCCAGTGGGCACCACACACTATCAGGGGTGCAATGGCCGGGGCACTCAAGAAAAAGCTCGGGCTGGTCATCACCTCCGGGAATATCGAGGGAAGA